CGGCCGCGGTCGGGAGCGCCGGCGCGATCGCGAACGGCCCGCCAGGCGCGAACGGGTCCTCCTGGCCTAGCTCCGCGCTGGTCAGCGCCCTGTACTGGGCGGTACACCGGCACCCTGGATGGGCTGGCGGCTCCGTGTCGCCCGACCCGAAGCTGTCCCCGGCGGGTATCTCGCCGGCGACCTCGTTGAAGGCGCAGACATCATCGACGGCGCCATCTCCGACCGTCAGCCACGACTTGACCATCGTCAGACCGGCGGCCGTGCCCTTGCTCGCGATGTAGGCCGCGCCGCGCTCGTGGGCGTACGCCGTTTCGGTCACGGCGATGAGGTGGGCCCGGCTCTGGATGTGCCGGAGTGCCGAGCCCTTGGCCATGTAGGGGAACTCGGCTTTGATGTTCGAGGCGATCCGAGTCGGGGACAGTCGCTCGCCCCGGCCGTTCGTGACGATGGTCCGGAGGCGGTCGCGGGTCTGCGCGTCGACGTTCGCGACCAGCTCGGCGGCGCGTCGACGGGCGGCCTCTTTCGCCTGCGGGAAGGCGACATCGAACGGCGTGTTCCTCAGGTCCTTGTGGTCGACGGTCGCGAAGCCCGCCAGTGCCGGGATGTCAGCCGCGAGCCCGGGTGGCGGCTTGTAGATGGCGGCCTCCCGCGCGAGCGGGCGGGTCGACCGATGGATGTCCTCAGCGGCCCGGGTAGCGCCCATCCGCCACGCGGCGAGGTAGGCGGCCTCGATGCCCGCCACGAATGCGAGCGTCGACTGGATGGTAACGTCCTCCCAGAGCGCGTCCAGCGCCTCCAGACGGCCGGGGAGGGCCAGACCGAGTAGGCGGCCCTGTTCCCGGAACTGCGCCTCCAGGAAACGCTCCAGGGCGGCCTCTAGCGGGGCGCCCTCAGCTAGTCGACGGCGCCGGGTGAGCGCGTCGCGTGCGGCCTCCACGGCCAGTGCCACGCGGGCCCGGTGGGCGGACTCCGTTGCCGGTGACGAGGTGCTCCGTGAACGCGTCGAGCGCCTCGGCGAACTGGCGTTCGGCCGGAGTCGCGGCAGGGTCATCGAGCAAGCCTCCGAGCGGGTCGGGATCAGGCTCCCGGAACATGCGCTCGATGACTTCGTCGATGTCCTCCACGCCGAGGGCGGTCATGAGCAGCCGAGAGAGTAGGTCATCGGGGATCGTGTCCGCACGCTGGCCGGCGGCGCCGAGCGTCGCGGCCTCGACGATGGCGCTGATCCGGGCGGTCACGTCATCTTCGAGGATGTCCACGAAGGCGATGTCGGGCACCACGTCGACCGGCCGCATCGGGGCCGCGTCGGTGACAGCCATCCCGGTCGCATCCACGATGGCGTCCCCGTCGACATCGGCGTCAGGGTCAGGTTCCTCAGATGGGATCGAGCCATCCGTCACGGCGCGCCGGAGGTCATAGCCGATGACCTCGATCAGTAGGTCCTGCCATAGCCCCTGCCGGGCGGACATCATCAGTTCGGTCGGGCGGTCGAGCGTCTTGGCGGTCGCGAGGCTGCCCGCATCCGCGTTGCCGAACAGGATCGTCTCGGGCACGCCTGCGCCGGCGGCGACCATCAGCCCGAGCCGGCGGCCCTCCTCCGGGTTGGGCGCCGAGCCTGCCGTCTTGATCGGCGCTAGGTCGTTGCCCTCGGCGAGGAACGCCATCGAGGCGGTCGACGGGGCCGGGTTGCGCTCGATCGGGTCGGCCACCGTGACGGTCGAGCCGATGCGCTGCTGTGCCGACCGTGCGCCGGCGCGGGTCTTCGCGAGGAACTTCCAGGCGAACCGGGCGAGGGCCCGCTTCACCGTGGCGTAGTCGGACAGGTCCCGCGACACGGCGCGGGCCCAGGTCAGGGCGGAATAGTTGGTCGGCATCCCGTACTTGGCGCCGGTCAGACCGCCGTCCTTGATGTGCACCACGGGCGAGTCCCAGTGGACATCGCCCGCATCGGTCCCGGCACCGTATCGCTTCGGCTTCGCGCTCGGGGCATAGTGGATGTCCGGGTAGTAATCGACCCGGGCGGCGGTCGTGGTGGCGCCATTGTCGTCTCGGTCCGTGCGAGTCCAGCGGCGCATGTAGTACCAGACCTCGGCGTCATCCTCCGGGTTGCGGATGATGTCGCCCGCGACCATCTGGAGGGTCGGGATGTTGCGGACCCGCGTGACCTCCTTGGCCTTGCCGAACAGGGCATAGAACCGGTTGCCCTCGTAGGTCAGGGCCCGGTCCTGCGCGAGCATCGAGCCGAGCCCGGTCAGCGTCCGGACGTTGCCGATGTCATCGAGGAACGCCTGCACACGGTCATTCGCGATGCCGTGACCCGAGATGGTGACGCCCTGGCCGAACACGTAGACCGCGATGACATCGACCGAGTGATTGATGAGCGGGTTGGCGAGGTACATCGCGCGAGCGTCGCGGATGATCCGGCGGAGCAGGTCCCGCGATAGGTCAAGGTCATCGTTCGAGCCGTCGACACGCTCCCAGCCGGTGTCCTCCAGCAGGAACTCCATCTCGGCGATCCGCTCCTGGAGTTGCTCGACTTCGTGCTCGGTCATGAGCGCGTCGAACTCGTCCGTCTCCATGCCGAGCAGCTTGGTCGTGACCGGGTGTTCCTCGGCCATCGCTGGGGCCGCGCGGCCGCTCCGTCCGTTCCCTGGCGCCATAGGTCCTCCGGGTGCCCTGACCATTCCGAGCGGTCGGCCTGGGTCCGGTCATGCTACCGCATGCGCTGACCTACGCGCCGATCATCCGGTCGAAGGACGCATAGTCGGCGTCGCTCAGGACATCATCGGCCCGCCGGCCGTTGACGGCCCGCCACTCCCGCCAGCGGTCGCCGATCCACAGGATGAACCCGGCCATGATGCCTCCCGGGTATCGGTCGGCATCGTAGGCGATCATGTCGTCAGGCGTCCGGCCATGGGCGGCGGCATAGGCGATGTAGCGGGGCTGGAAGTGGTCCTGGAACTGGGCGATGACCTCGGCGCTCCAGCGGTAGGACATGTCGTGCCACGGCGCGAATTCATAGGCGCCGCACTCCCGGCAGATGGGGTAGGCACTGTCCGAGTCATCGGCGAACGGGTGCGATCGCTGCCGCTCACGCGGCCCGTCGATGGGAGCCGGTAGCTCATCGCGGGCGTGCGAGGGGACCCGTGGGCCGGTCATCAGTACCATCCCCGGCGCGTCTGGTGACGCAGGGCGGCACAGGCGGACCGATAGCGGGCCCGGACGTAGCGGAGTCCCCACGCGACCTGCACGAGCGCGTCACGGCGCCAGTCGTCCCACGCCGGCCCGCGTCGCGGCCTCTCGGCGCTTCGCATCTTCCTTCCGGGTAGCGCCTGGGGGATGCCTCGGGCGCGGCCGTGTCGCGTCATCGGCCCTCGGGCCCTGACCCGCCAGTGCGACTCCCGATCCCAGAGGACATCGAGACAGCGGAACTGGCGGGCGGGCATCCGGGACCTCGCCCACTGTCGGGCCTCGCGGACATCGGGCCGATACGTCGCCTCGGTCAGCGACCCGGCGGTCAGCAGCAGCGCGGCGATGGCGATGGCCGTCTTCGTCATCCCAGCATCCCGCCGCACGGGGCCTGCGTCACGAACGCACCCCGTTCTCGCGCTCCGTGAGGATCAGGGCCAGGACATCCGCGACATCCTGCGTCTCGGTGGCCCATCGGTCGATCATCGCGGCCGCACTGCACAGTGACGCATGATTAGGCATCTCCGGAATGTTGGCACAGTCGATGAGGTCGTTGGCCGCGGAGCGCAGCTTGGCCGCCACCACGGCCAACCACAGGACGCGATGGCCCCCGATGGGCTTGTCCCCGACCGCCGCACGCATGGCCGCCACGGCTTCCTCGTTCATCAGAACCTCCTTCTGCAGACCGGGCCGATCCCGGCCGCGATGCTCTTCTCATCGGTGAGCTAGAGGCGACCGAACGCCACGGCCTCATCGAGCGTCAGGCGCATGTCCTCGGTCAGGCTTCGAACCATGCCGGGAGCGTACTCCCATGACGCCTCGCCGGGCGCCGTGACCACGAGCCGCTTAGCGT